TTTTTTCATCAATATATTCTTGTTTACATTTAAGCATTAATTTCTTAAATTTTTTCCGATCTTCATACATTTCTTCAAGCATCTTTGGCAGAAAGCCTTGAATATCTGTGCGAAAAAACTGGCCATTGGGTGTAATTGTTACATCTTTCAGGCCTTTTGTATCCACTTTTTGTTGAAGTAGGTCATCAACAGAAACTCCGTTAAGAATGATTCGCCGCATTTCATCGGTGTAATCACTGTGTTCAACCAGTGTTTCTGGTGAGATGTTGTACATCATCATCAAATGTGGATACAAACTATCTAGGTCAAATGAAGCGACCCAATTATGCATACCAACTTGAGGTTCTTTAACATAAGCACCCTCAAACGCTGCATCTTTTCGTTGAATCTCTTTGGGAGAAACAACAATTTTTTTGTCAAGCAAATACGAATAGATTAGAGAATCCCACATACGAGTTTGTGCAAATACATCTTCGTAGTTACACTTAGTATCGTATGCAAGAGTCAATGCCAATTCGATAAGCTTTAGTTTGTCTTCAAGTTTGACGACAAGTTCCACATCCTTGATGTTATACTCAATAAATTTTTGATAGTTGAGTTTATACAATTGGTGGAGGTTGTCGAATTCTTCGTATGATAGTTTTGTTTCATTTAATTCTACACTCGAAATATGATTTAAAGAATAAGATTCTTGTGACTTACCAGCAGGAGCATACCAACGATATAGTTCAATGTAGTCGAGGGCCGCAATGCCAGTCATGTTGTAAACTTTTTTCTGTTGACCCTTGTGAACAAAACTTCTTTCCCACACATTATTCCAAGGTGAAAGTTTCTTTGTTTCATCTTCGCCAAGAATACGATTGAAACGATTCACAAGATACGGAATATCGAAGTAGTCAATATTCCAGCCAGAAACAACATCGGGATAGTTGTCTTGCCAATCTTTCAGAAAAGTTTTACAAAGAGTCCATTCATCTTTACATTTTATATAGTTTTCATTACCTTGTTTTTCATAGTCGCCACAACCATAAACAGTAATACCACCATTCAATTGACGAACGGCAATAGCTGTAATTGGTTCAGTTGCTTTATATGGGTCGGGAAAACCATTCTCAGAACCAACCTCAATGTCAATGATTACGATTGATAGTTGGCCAATATCCCAGTCAATTGATCCACGATGGTCATCAGCAATAAAGGCATATTCATACCGATCATTGCCATAGATTTTAAAGTTTTCTATACCATCATAGCGTTTAACAAAGTCACGAGCATCACGAATTGTTTCGAAACGCTTTGCTTCTAGTTTTTCATCAAATAGTGTTTTCCATTCCGAGTTTTTGTTCGTTGGCAAAAACAAAGTCGGCGAGTATTCAATTTTCTTGTTGACTCGCCGACCGTTGTTGACACCACGATACAGAATGTTATTGCCTTGTACAGAGATGTTCGTATAATATTTCATTCAATAAGTATATCACAACTTTGGAAGAGTAGAGGCAATTTGAATGCGACTGAATAGTTGCCGATAATTTTCTTCAAGTTCTTGAACTGGATTGGAAATCATCAATACATCATTCATTGAGATTTTAAATCCGGTTTTGAACTCTTGTGCATATTCAACGAACGGCACAAACATCACACTTGAGGTGCTATCTTTTGCCGGTTGAATGACCACTTGAAGCGGTTCTTTTATTTTAATTGTATTTTCATCTGTACAATCCACAACACCAATTAATGTGTGATTTGTTTTTAGTGTTACGAGTTTAATACTCATTGCAAGATCACTTTCATATCTGCGGAAAAAACTCCCAAAGTTAACCATCGTTTCGGAAACAACATTTCCCGACCCTCGAAATCTCTCATATCATAGTTTGGATCCTGAACAAATCCGATCAACTCAACTTTGCTATCGAATTCACGAAGCGCCAAATCATACTTCTCAGCCCTCGGCAGTTTGTATTCAACAGCCATCTTCTTTGCGAGTTCACGAATATTCATACTTTCTCCCATTTAATAAACTTAGATAGATTTGGAGGTGTCCATCCCTCCGGTTTTAAAACTTTACCATCTTCACGCTTACGGACTTTACCAGTAACAGGGTCAATCTTAGCAAAATTAGTACGCATGACTTCATTCCATGCGCCTTCACCATTGGCACCCATACTATGTATAGCTCCAATTGTAACAACTAAAATATCAATCAAAGCATCTAGTTGTTCATCTTTGTCGCCTTGAATTACTGCTGCATTGAGTTCAGCAAATTCTTCAGCAATTAGATTATGGTAAAGTTCAAATTGATCCGAGTTATAATGATTGACTGTCTGGTCACAAGCAGTCATAAAGGTTTCTTGATCTTTAAACGGATTTGTCATACTGAGTTTTTCTTCATTAGCTCATGTTGATAGGTTCGGTTTCGAAGTTCGGAAGAACTGAAACGGTGTTTGCGTGAATTGTAAAACATTTTAATGTTTCTGTCATCACATATTTCTTTACCTGTAAAATTTTTACCTTCATATTCTTCACCAATGATACGCATAGTGATTGGCAAGAACATTAGCAAATCTTCTAGGTCTTTTTCTGTATCATACACAACAATCTCATCAACAAATTTGACAGCAGAAAGTTGCACATATCGTTCAACAATCGATTGAACTGGTTTGTTTTTAACACCAGGTCTATCGATTGTTGGATCACTTTGAAGACCAACAATCAAATAGTCACACACTGATTTTGCTTCAGCGAGCATAAGAATATGTCCCGCATGAAGCAAATCAAAAGTTGAACATGTGAAACCTACAGGTCTTCCAATCATATTATCAGGCAAAATCAACATAATTAGTCACCATTTTAATAATTGTTAGAAGCAATTGGAAATTTTTTCATAATAATTGCACCGTTTTCCACATAACAATCAAGTACATCACCTTCTTTCCAACCTAATTTATCCATAAGTTCTTTTGGTATTTCTATAAGTGCATCACCGTTTTCTAGAATCTCAAGCACTTGGCTTGTGTATACTTTATCAGACATTGTTGACCTCTAAATTACATTTTTTTAAGAATTCTATGCCGTCATCATTGCGATAGGCATTGCGATAGTAAACAGATTTGATACCACTTTGATAGATAAGTTTAGCACAATCAAGGCATGGTGCATGAGTAATAAACATGGTTGCATCATCACCTGATTCAGTAGACTTAGCTAACTTTGCGATACAATTCGTCTCAGCATGAAGTACCTCTGGTTTGGTTTTTAGTTCACTTGAAATACCATCAACCACAATATCTTCACAATCGTTATCCCAACCAGAGGGCATGCCATTGTAACCGATAGAAATGATACGATTATCTTTTACAATAATAGCACCCACATGAAGTCTACGAGCAGTAGATAATTCGGCGAATACTTCAGCCGTCTTCATATATGCATTAATAAATTTTTGTTTCATATCAATTGAATATTAAAGGAAAAACTTGTTCTCTCTTCATCTGTTTTATTATAATGAACTTCATGCGGTAACAATCCATTAAAAATTATAATTCTTCCGGGGACATAATCATATTTTACTCCCATTTCTGAAAAACTATTTTTAACAAGAAAATGTAAAGCTTCGTGGGTTCTTTCTAATTTTTCATAGAAATATACTCCAGAATAAATTTTATTGGTTCCAGGATTATCTTTTGGAGTATGTACATGCAAATTCTGACAACCGTATTTTGGAAGTTTATTGAACCAAGAATTAAAAATATAGAAATTTTTTTGCATTTTTAATTCTTTTAAAAACACATTCATGTGGAACACAATTAAAGATTCTATTTCAATTAGATTCAATTCTTTAACAATGTTGGGAGAAAAGTTCATAGTAGTGTTTACTAAATCTACCCATTTATTTTCTCTATACATTTCGTCACTTATATTTTTATCCACCTCATTTTTTATTCTTAAAAATTGCTCTGGCGAAACATCAGAATAATAAATTGGAGTTGGATTAAAATAATCTATTGGCATTTTAAACCTCAAATACTAAAGTAAAAACAAGAGAGAGTCAAGCTCTCCCTCTGATTTATGCCGCTTTTTCTTCTTGTAGAAGTTGTGGCTTAAATGATTCTAAGTTACCACCAATTTCAATTTTTCGTGGCTTCTTATGGTCTGGAATAATGTTTTCTAAACCAATGCGAAGAATGCCGTCTTTAAACTCGGCACCACGGACTTCAATTGTATCGACAACTGTGAAGGTTTTGGTGAACGAACGAGTGCCAATACCACGATGTAGATAATTCAAACTGGCCTCTTTATCTTTCTTTTCACCTTTCACCATGAGATTTCCATCTTCAACAGAAATATCAATCTCATCTTTTGCAAAACCAGCAACTGCCAATTCTACAACATAACGATTGTCATCTAGTTTGATGATATTGTGTGGAGGGAAATTACCAGCTTTTGTTTGAGGGTCTTCTTTAAGAAGTCTTTCAACATCATTAAAGAATCGTTCAAAACCAAGAGTGGTGTGGTGAAGTGGACGAAAATGTACAAAATTATTGAGAGTCATAGTTTCTCCTTATTAAGCAAGTTAGTGTGATCGCCAACCCATTAGGCGCTGGCACCGGTGAATATTTTACTAGCCTTCGCCGGCATGCTAGTCCCATCCCGAGGGATAAACTTATTTATTCAAAATCTCGAAAGCTTTTCGGTTAACAAGGTATTTTCTGTTTGGATTTTCCTGTTTATAAACATAGATGAATTCAATTCCATCTTTATCTACTACCTCATTATAATTATCGGTAAATACAATCTCTCCCGTGTAGAGATTTTTCAACCTCACAACTTTGATTTTCATAATAATTACTCAACTTTCTTCTTTCCAATCGTATACTTACTGACTAGTTCCCAGTCATTTTTTTCTTTGAACGCTATGATTTTAATTTGGTGTAGAGGTGCCAAATTTTCTTGTATCTTTTCTTTTTCGTCTTTAAGAATCTTTACTAATCCCCATTCTTCTAGCAAATTAGCAATGGCATTTCTTCGTTGAATATCATTCTCTGTTATTGTGGAAGGTTTACCGTCTAAAGCAAAAAGTTCTTTGAAATGTAAAATTACGTAGCGTCCTTGTTTGTGTAAAATATGGCAGGATTGATATAACACTTTTTCTTTTCGAGAAGAGACACCAATTCTTGTTAAAGTCTCTCTAACTTTTAGAAAAGCATCTTCATCGTCAAGTGTTATTTCAACGCCAACTCCTTTGAATATATCAGACATATCATTTCCTCAATCCACCGCTTTCGGTTTTTTCTTTTAATTGTTGGATTTGGTCTTCACTAAGAATGGGTAGGACTTCTAGAGCCCGCATGTCCGAATAATTGAAGTATTTTTTGATGCATTCTATATCTTCACTTTTTTCAGATTTTACCCACTTAGCGAAAGGCCTTTTTCGAGACCTTACGGTATTTATAAGAAACGAGTTCTGTAGTTTCTTATCGAGGAAATGGCGCTGATTCATCTCATTTGCAAACAAAACACAATCATAATGATACGAAAGTGACCTGTTTACAATGAAAGGATTGTAAGCCTTTTCAGTAACTTCATCAACAATCAGATTCTTTTTACCATGTAGAATCTGATTTACATAATCAAATGGATTGCTCATACGAATCCCATTTTTCTGTTTGTTTGTTTGGGTTTGATATTGTTTTGAATGTGAAAAATTTCAGCCAGAGAATAGGTATCCGACTTGTTATCTTTTGGTTTGAAGTCTACACCAAGTTTCTTAGCGAGATTATCAGCCTGTTCTTTAGTATAG